TGCAGGGCCTGGTATTGCTTTATTGCCCCGATTACTACTGGCACTGTTAGAACGGCAATTCACCCTGGTCACAGAACCAATCATCATCGTCGTGTATCTGGTGCATACGATGTACTGAGTCCAGATAGGTAAGGCCGTCTAGCACTCGTGGTAGAGGTTCAGGGTAGAGCAGTACAAAGCATTCAGGTTGAATCTGACCTAACCAGTACTGCCTATGCTCGTTCTGGAAAAAGACCTTATCACCTATCCTGAACTCTTCCAAAGCTGAACCCCAGTAACATACTGTTGCCCATTGCCCATGATGTACGAACCGCTGTATGCCACTGGTGATCGACGCGTCATACCCATCTTTGTTACCCATACTGCCACCTCTCATATGCTGTATATACATACAGTATTACAGATGTAATAGGGAAGATCCAGACGGTGAAAGTGATCCACATCTTTTTCATTATTATAAGGATCACTATTAGGATGTGGATCACCTTGCAGTACTGGCCTGCCAATACCAAATACCCGAATAAATACCCCATCAAACATAACGCATGATGCATATAAGAGTAAGGATACTCAAAATGACAAAACGTATTGCTAATAGGCTGTCAGTTGAACAGGCAGAAATCAAGATTGTAAGTGTACTGGTTTCAAAAGGTCACACGATGCGGCCTGTAATGAGTACATATATTGATTACAACAGTCCAGTACTGATCCAATGTCCAATATGTCAGGATTCTAGAAGTCCAAAAGTTACACAAATATGTATGAGAGGGGCAGAGTGCAAATGTTACAAAGATAAGAAGAAGCAAGCAATGATTGTTGCCCGAAACGAACGGGAAAGACTTAGAAAAGAAGAACGAGAGAACGCAAAACCTAAACCATTAACATATCGTGAACGATGGGATAGGAACAACTACACAGAACGATTGAAAAAGAAAACACCAAATCTAATACCAGACATTGAAACATTCACTGATAGTAAAATACCGATGAAAATGTTTTGCACTGAATGCAACCAGACCGTTGATAAAAGGGTACACGATGCATTACGAGGAATGAACTGTAAGTACTGCTATGGTGTTGGCTTTACTAAAGAACGTATGGCAAATCTGTACATACTTAAGTTATATCTAGACTCAGACAAACAAGTATCATTGGGTTACAAATTGGGTATCACCAATAAAGAACCACAGGAACGATGTGATTACATCAATAAGAGTACTGACCTTTTCTGTGAGGTCATATACTCAATTGAGTCAAACGGTGAACACATTGCAAAGGTAGAGCGACAAATACTAAATGCAATACCAACAGGCTTTTGTTCTAAAGATGTAATGGGTGATGGGTACACCGAAACATTCAACGGGACATATTTGAATGAAGTTATCCGCTTACTATTCGAACTGACTTGATAGCCCTATAACGAGCTATAAGCCTCTCTAAGCAACGCTGTATTAATTTACGCACAGACGCGTTTATTTCGATTTAAACGCGTGTAGCGTGATACATGCATGCACAGGTATACAAAAGGTACTTGGAGAAAATAAAAATAATCGGGTAGTTTCGGCAGGCCGATCTTTTACGCGTATGTGCGATTTTTGATCAACAAACCACACCACAAAATATCCAGTACTGAATCCATTCGTCATTTTGATGTTCAGTAATGGCAAGTGGAACACGTGCGGATAGTGTTTCCTTAATAACTGAAAATCACGTGTTCCACCTATTGTCTGTAGATGACAAAGCACCAGATGCAGTACTGAACCCTGATAAATATAAGAACAACAGTCAGGGAAATATTATGTCTACCTCAATTTCAATTAGAAAGTTAGGCCGTGATTACGGCTATGAACACAGTACTGTACTGGCATGGCAGAAACGCGGGATGCCTACAGACACAGAAGAGAATGCACGTGCATGGATCGTAGACAACATTTTAACGCCGCTACGTGATGGTGATGTACGAGACAAGATCGACCAGGCACGACTACGCAAAATGCAGGCAGAGGCAGATTTAGCCGAAGCCGAAGTAAAGTTAAAATTGGATCAACTAATCGAAGCCGATGAAGTTCACAGAGAACTTACCCAGTACTTTAAAACGTTACGTGATTATATCCGCTCACTACCGAACAAAATTCAACACGAAGTATTTGAACAAGATTCAGTACTAAAGGTTAAACGAGTACTACAGCAACGTATTGATGAAATGCTGCATTCGATTGGCGACATGAAGTTTGAAGTACCAGAAGAGGACGAACAAGGCAAGGATGCCGAAAATGAACAAGACAATAACAGTACTGAAAAATGCAGTACCAATTATCAAACCTCCACAGAAGTTAAAGCCCAGTGAATGGGCTGAAACTCATTTAGTACTGCCAGATGGTGCAGCAGCCGGACAGAAGCTACAGCTATATTCATTCCAGAAAGAGATGTTAGATATTATTGAGTCTGACCAGTACCGCAAGGTTGTTTATAAAACATCGGCACAGATTGCAAAGACTACATTACTCAACGCAGCACTGTTTTACTGGATGGCTACAGATAGTTCTAATATTGGCATTGCACAAAGTTCATTATCAGAGCTTAAGCAATGGAAGTCAGCGAAGATTGATAAAACTATTGAACAGGTGCCAGTACTTAATGATTTAATCACAGATAAGAACGACAAAACTAAAGCAAATAACCAACAACAGACCGAATTAAAAGACGGTACTTTTTTATATTTTCTTACATTAGGTAGTGCCCGTGCTTTACGAGGAAAAACGCTCAAGCGAATTATACTTGATGAAGTATCAGCTATAGACCAGAACTCACCAGAAGGGAACCCTATTAGGCTTGCTGAACAACGTGCTACTGATTTCGGACAAGAAGCTAAAATACTCATAAGCTCAACGCCTACATTCAGTGGAGATGCAATCGATGTTGAGTACCAGAATAGTGATCAACGTGAGTACTTTGTAAAATGTATTCACTGCCAGCATGAACATACATTGAAGTGGGAGAACATAAAGTTCGAATGGAAGAAAGCAGGCAAGCGTTATATTCCAGACAGTAGTACTGCCAAATTACACTGCCCGAACTGCAACAATGAAATAACTGAATCACAGCGTATTAAGATGGTTGCTGGTGGACGTTGGATAGCACAGAACCCATCTGTAACGGACACGGCAGGTTTCTATATTAACCGCCTGTACAGTCCTAACAGTACTATTCAGGCTATTGCAAAAGAATTTGAACTAGCCTGGTTCGAATATAACTATCAGTCTTTTTACAATACAGTACTCGGACTTCATTATTCAGACCTTCAAGAAGAAATTGACGATCTAGCATTAGAGAACTTACGTGATGATTCATTCGACCTGTCACATATACCAGATTCAGTACTGGGAATTGTCGTAGGTTGTGACCAGCAATTAGACCGACTTGAAGCAACTGTATTAGGTTTCAACGAAAAAGAACTATTCGTTCTCGGACATCGAATATTCTACAGTCCTAACTGTGAAATCAAAGGGGCAAAAGCCTATACAGACCTTGCGACATTCTGTAATCAGAAGTTCAAAACAGTATCCGGGCGTGAAGTACCAGTGCTTTTTTGCGGGGTCGATGGGGGCAACGGACGTGCAACACAAACTGTACACAGTTTCTGTCAGCAGTATAAGAAGTTCACAATGATAAAGGGCAGCTCGAATACCAGAGTTGACCTGTTCAAACGCAGTACCTCAGAAGGCCGTCAGTTCTACATGCTGAACGTACACGAAGGTAAGACTTGGGTACGTAGCCTACTTAACAACGCTATAGCAGGTACAGATGCACCACTTACGCTACGTTTTGCACACGATCTGCCTGATGACTATTTCGAACAGGTCACAGCAGAGAACCTAGAACGTTCTGGTAGTGGTGTTCGATGGAAGCAGATCACAGGCCGCCGTAATGAGGCACTTGATACGCTGGTCTACAGCCTCTGCATGATGAAACTGGCACTAAGCAAACTAGGCGGTCAACCGTTCAAAAAGTTGCGGGAGTATCGCAGCAGCAAACGTACCGAAACTATTAGTACTGAACAATCGCAACCCGTAAAACAACCTTCCGAATCAAACAATAAATACTCTAAACCAACCACTAAGAAACCTAGCATTGGTAAATCATGGTTCGGCTAAGGAATAAATAAACATGAAAGAAACAATTTATATTAGTGAAGTACTTCACGAAGTACTGCCACCTAATAGCACAATTAAAATTGGGAATAGTACTGATACGTTATTCACACACAGCACACAGCACGATACTGAAACGGTAACTATCGACTCCACAGATTGGACGCCGGGTTATTACTCAGTCGTATATAACAATAATGGTGAATTAACTATCAGTACTGTAACCGTCATTGATCCAATGGCTCAGACAGACCGATTAACAGAACTGCAATCACAGCTTGATGACATTAATAAAATCATTGCAGCCAGAATTAATGGTGATACCAGTAGTCTGACTATCAACAATAAAACGTTGGTACATGAAGATTTGAATACATTGCTCAGTCTGAAAAACAGTATCACAAAACAGGTTAATGACCTGAAACGTAAACTAACAACAGGCAATAAAGGCTTTTTCAAAAGTACTATCCATTGCCGCTAATAATGGAGATCACAAGGAATGTGGCCTTTTAACAAACGGCAAATTGAACAACCCGCAGTACCAGCCCCGAAACCAGCTAAACAAACCCGCAAATATCAACCTACCAGTACTGAATTCAAATTCCAAAGCCGTTCACTAACCGGCCTACCAACAAAGATTATCGGCTCTTACGGTACTGGTGTTCAGAACGTCAACATCAATGCAGTACTGAGACAGTCTCTAACATCGCTACGTGATGCAAGCCGTTCTCTGGTACTACAGAACCCGTATGCACGGCGTTACGTATCACTGAGTTCTGGCACTGTTGCAGGGGCAGACGGTATCACAGTTCGACCTTCACCAATTGGCCTCGATGGTCAAACCGATCCAGTACTGGCAGACCGCTTAGACAAGCTGTTTTACGAGTGGGCATCAGATGCAAACCGCTTTAGTACTGATGGTTCTCTGTCATTCGACATCTTTCAACAACTGGTAGAGCGTGCAAGAGCTACCGATGGTGAATGTTTTGTTCGACTGCATACAGACGGTGACGAACTACAGGTATCGATCATCGATGCCGCACGTATCCCCAGTACTAAAAACGAGTTACTGAAAAACGGTTCGTACATCAGTAATGGGATAGAACGTGATCAGCACGGTCGAGTATTGGCCTATCACGTAGCCGATATTAACCCGCTTAATTACACGATTCAGACCAACAGTACTCAACGTGTACCAGCCAGTGAAGTACTGCATTATTTCATTCCAGAATTCCCAGGACAGGAACGAGGTTTCCCGGACTGTATTGCAGTCATGAAAACCTTAGAGGACTTTAATAGCTATAACGAAGCGGCAGTACTACAGAAAAAGATCGCAAGTTCGGCTATGGGGTTCATTACCAATAGCGATAACACACAGGACGAACTATTAGACGGTGAACCAGACCAGCGTGAATACGTCGAACACTTTGAACCAGGTAGTATTAAAGAACTGGCACCAGGCCAACAGATTCAGACTCTGAACCCACAGGCAGGTACTGACAAAATCACAGAGTTTTCAGACGCTGTTTTAACAACTATCAGTACTGGATTATCCGTACCCAAATCGATGTTAACTGGTGACACTCAAAACGCTAGTTTCAGTGCTGCAAAAATGGCAGACCGTATTAGTCGTGAAGGGTTCAAGACTCGTTCAAATCTTCTTATTTCTAAAGTACTGAAACCTATCTACCGTGAGTTTATTAAAAGAATCATGGTTACTGAACTTAAAGAATTGAGTTTCACAAACTTTGAGAACATCGCTAACAGTACTTACATTACTGTTAAACAAGTAAGTCTCGATCCAAATAAGGACGCTCAGTACGAACAGATTCTATTACAGATGGGCGTTAAATCGAAGTCTCAAGTTATACGTGATTTAGGCATGGAGCCACAGCATGTGTTTGAGGAACTACAAAGAGAAGCGGAGATAAATAAAAAAGAAACAATGAACAAGGATAGTTCAAATGAAATTCAAGAACCAAAAACGGGAGATGACGTTAACGAGTGACGTACTCTCAGATAATAACGACCGTACAGTACTGTTAGCTTTCAGTTCTGAAAATCCTGTAATACGTACTATTGGCGGTCAGGAATATAACGAAATTCTTCTGCATAACCCTGAGAACGTCAATCTAGAACGATTACAGAATAAGGCTGCTCTTCTATTCAACCATGACTTTTCTAATCATATCGGTGTTGTCGAATCAGCCAGTATTGATGCTGATCGCGTAGGACGTGCATTAGTACGTTTTAGTTCTGTTGGTATGGGTGCTGAAAAATATGAAATGGTACGTGAAGGAACACTGACCAAAGTTTCAGTAGGGTACTCAATCGACGAATATCGTATTGAAGGCGACAACCTCTTAATTACTAAGTGGACCCCATTTGAGATCAGTACTGTATCCGTGCCTGCTGACGATCTAGTCGGAGTAGGCCGCTCACTTGAAGAAGAGCAGGAACCGGAGCCAGAACAAGCCGAAACTGAA